TCTTGATACTTTACTTGTGTCTTTAAAGAAGAAAGAATTTACTACAGTTAAAAATTGGGTTGTCCAACACATGGACAATGATCCAACTATGGTAATGCGTAAGATCTATGATAGTTTATACGATGTACTAAAACCTGCTTCTATTCCTGAGGCAGTGCTTATCATTGCCAAGTATATGAATAGTATTCCAATTGTTCCAGATCAAGAAATTAATTTACTAGCATGTCTAACCGAAGTAATGATGAGTTGCGAGTTCAAATAAAGAAAACAACTCCTGATAATGTAAAAGAAGCTCATGAAGGACTTTTTTATGCTACAATGAATCTACCTACTGCAGCAGCTCACTGTGGTATGACACAAAAGGAGTTAAAAATGACGTTCTTTGAGTATCTTAAGTACAATGCCCCAAACTTTGAAATCACTGAAGACACCCCTTCGCTATCCAGGCGGCAAAAGCAGAGCACTGGCAAACCTGTTCCGATTCCTCCCAGACCTTTCCCAGGTAACAGAGTATCGTGAACCATTTTTAGGTGGCGGTAGTGTTGCCCTTGAAGTTACTAAGCGATATCCTAAATTAGATATCTGGGTTAATGATCTTTACGAACCTCTTTATAATTTTTGGAGAGAATTGCAAGACAACGGTGATAAACTTCATCGTCGTCTTCAAGAATTAAAGTCTCGTTATCCAGATCAAGAATCTGCTCGTGGTTTATTTTTAGAAGCAAAGGAATTAATAAATGACAGAACAAAAACTGACACTGAAAGAGCTGTTGCTTTTTATGTCGTTAATAAGTGTTCTTTTTCTGGTCTTACTGAATCTTCCTCCTTCAGCAAACAAGCATCAGATTCCAACTTCTCAATGCGAGGAATTGAAAGACTCCCAGCATATTCAAAATTAATTGAGAATTGGAAAATTACAAACCTTCGCTATCAAGAACTTTTAACCGATGACAAGCAGTCCTTTACGTACCTTGATCCCCCCTATGAAATCGGATCCAATTTATATGGTAAGCGTGGAAACATGCACAAAGGATTTGACCATGATGGGTTTGCTACTATTTGTGACCGTTTTATCGGTCCTCAACTTATATCTTACAATTCGTCGCAACTGATCCGAGATCGTTTTGAGGGGTGGACAGTTGCAGAATTTGCACACACTTACACCATGAGGTCTGTGGGGTGCTATAATACAGATCAAGCATCAAGGAAGGAACTAGTCCTTACAAATTATGAAGTGTGAAGTCACCCTCTACGTCGCAGGCACCGTGTTCAAGGAGCAGGTTCATGCTCGCGACTATCAAGAAGCACGTCAGGTTGCTCTTGCTCGTAACCCAAACGCTAGAATTGTTGGAGTAACTGCAAAGTTCTAATGTGGAAAATATGGAAGTACGCTCTCGGATCTTTTAACGACAGCACAACAAAAAAGTATGATGATGTTATATGCGTCATCAGAACTTTTATTTTTATACAGTTAGTAATTACTAACTGTTTTATTATATCAGGAGTTATAAGACACTGGAATGACATACCAACTGAAAGATTATCTTTACTCAATCAATCAATCAAAAAAGAGTATTCTAGATGATGATATTGATGCTGAAAAAGGTTATCCTCCTTATATTATTAATAGATGCCTCAGTTCTTTCACTGATACTGTCTTGTTTTCTAATGAGATGAACAAGAACCCTCATCTTCCAAAGAAGATGCAGTATGACTTTTTTATAAATAGTGTGAAGCCAAGGAAGCGTTTCTCTCCTTGGGCTCGTAAAGATTCTATTGATTATCTTGAAATAGTAAAAGAGTATTATGGTTATAATGACGATAAAGCACTCCAAGCTCTCAGGATTCTTACCAAGGATCAACTAAATCATATTAAAAAAGCATTGTGCAAAGGTGGTAAAAATGAGCGGTGAAACTGAGATCCAGTGGAAGCAAAATGATATGGTGGAGGTGCTTCTCAATGAACCTGATGATTTTTTAAAGGTTAGAGAAACATTAACAAGAATTGGTGTAGCATCTCGTAAAGAAAGAAAGATCTATCAATCTTGTCATATCTTGCATAAGCAAGGAAAGTATTATATCGTACATTTCAAAGAGTTGTTCGCTCTTGACGGCAAGAATACGAATTTTTCTTTAAACGATCTTCAAAGAAGAAATAGAATTGCTCAGTTGTTATCTGACTGGGGATTAATTTCTATTGTAACTCCAGAAAAAATTGAAGACCTCGCACCACTAAATCAAATCAAAGTTCTTGCTTTCCGTGATAAATCTCAGTGGATTTTAGAATCTAAGTATAATATTGGGCGTAAGAAGCAGGAATCCGAATAATTTTTTTCGGTTTATACACCATTAGAAACTAGTCTACCACTTATAAATTACCCTGTAAGAGGAGTGGGACTTTATGTCCCCCTTTTACTCAACGTGATGCCGAAAGGATCACAAATTTACTGTTGCTTACGAGGACACAATTATGGTAGACTTTCAATGGGAAACCTATACCCCTTATTCAATTGGATTCAATGAAACATTCAGCAGACTTGAATCTCTCGCAGGAGGTGGAAAAAATTACCCACCTTACAACATCGTTACTGGACCTAATGGTACAACCACTTTGGAAATCGCTCTTGCTGGATTTTCAGAAGGAGATATTAAGGTTGAGACAGAACGGAATGTTCTAACAGTCTCTGCACAAAAGAGTCCAGAAGAAAAAGAGAGAGAATATACACACAGAGGAATTTCATATAAAACATTTGCAAGGAACTGGCAAATGGCAGACGATGTAGAGATTGAAGAAGTTCAATATGAGAATGGTCTTCTAACCATTATTCTTAAGAAAGAACTTCCTGAACATCAGAAGCGAAAAACTTGGTTCTAAATAAATCGTAAAGGGGACTTGACGGTCCCCTTTTTACTTGCTATACTACTAGAAACGTTTTTAAACTATGGCTGATTCTATTGATCATAACGTTCGCATCATTCACCTGATGACAGGCGAACACGTAATTTGTAACTTTACCCAAATCCGAGAAGAAGATAAATTTGTTGCATATCAAATGCTTTATCCTCTTACCCTTACTCTTTCTCAAGCAGACGATGTTAATGGTATGGAAACTTTTAATGTAACTTATCGTAGGTGGAATCCCTTCACTCCTTATGAAGATCATAGGGTTTCCCCACAATCAGTTGTTACTGCAATGCCACCATCTAATGATATCTTGCAGAACTACGTAACTAAATTAAAAGAAGCAAACGTTGACCTTGCTTTCCTACCTAATAATGGAGATGACATCCTTGGAAAAACTACTGAAAGTGCTGCTACTGAAGGACCAGTGGCTGCTGTCGCAGGTTGAAGAGATTGAAGATGTAACGTTTGGTGATCCAGACTGCATTCTACATAATCCTATGTACATTGAGGGAGACCAGTTAAAAGACTGGCTCCCTTTTGCCTCTGTAAAGGAGGCAGTTATCCGTTCATCTGATATAATAACGTTTGTAGACCCGAGCGACGACATGATCGCTCAATACTATAACGGAAAAACCGAACTGCTTACTGAATGAAGTTTTATACTAATGTTGAACAAGCAGGCAACCGTCTGCTAGTCCGTGGTTATGAAGGTGGCAATCCTTTCTCTTGTAGGGTATCTTTTAACCCTACTCTATATGTTCCTACAAAGAATTATTCTGAGTGGAGAACACTGGAAGGTAATTGTGTGGAACCTGTAAATATGGGTTCTATTAACGAAGCCAAGGAGTTCATCAAAAGGTATAAAGAAGTTGAAGAGTTTCCTATTTACGGAAACAGCAGGTATCTTTATCAATACATTGCTCAGGAGCATCCCGAAGAAGAGATTCGTTATGACGTTTCTAAAATTCGTGTATTTACTATTGATATTGAAACTGCAGCAGAGAATGGATTCCCTGATATTGAAACTGCTGATCAGGAGATCTTAGCAATCAGTATTAAAGATTCATATACTGGTCGTATTGTTGTCTTTGGAGCTCGTCCTTTTGACAACAATGATCCCATGGTTGATTACATGCATTTCAATTCAGAGGAATCCATGCTATCAGCATTTCTAGATTATTGGAGTGCAAATTGTCCTGATGTTGTAACTGGTTGGAATGTTCAGCTTTTTGATATTCCCTATATTGCTAGGCGTATTGATAGGATACTTGGTGAGAAGTATACTAGGACTCTTAGCCCTTGGAAACTTATTTCTTCTAGAGAAATTTTCATCAAAGGACGTAGACAAGTTGCCTACGATATACGAGGAGTTTCTACGCTGGACTATTATGACTTGTATAGGAAATTTACCTATCAGAATCAAGAATCTTATAGGTTGGATCATATTGCCTTTGTTGAACTTGGAGAAAAAAAATTAGATCACTCTGAGTTTGATACATTCAAAGAGTTCTACGAGAATGATTGGCAAAAATTCATTGAGTATAACATCCATGACGTTCGTCTGGTTGATAAACTTGATGATAAGATGAAACTAATTGAACTTGCATTCACTATGGCATATGATGCCAAGGTAAATTATGAAGATGTGTTTTCCCAAGTTCGTATGTGGGATAACTACATTTATGTGGAACTTCTAAAAAGGAAGATTGCAATTCCTCCTAAGAAAGAAGCAACCAAAGATGCAAAGTACGCAGGAGCTTATGTCAAGGAACCGAAACCAGGATTCTATGATTGGGTTGTGTCTTTTGACCTTAACTCTCTCTATCCTCATCTTATTATGCAGTACAATATCTCGCCAGAAACACTCAGGGAGAGCAGACATCCCAGTGCAAGCGTTGAAGGGATTCTAAAGAAGGAAGTAGAACTTGATTCCGAATTTGCTACATGTGCAAATGGTGCTCAGTATCGTAAAGATGTTCACGGTTTTCTGCCTCAGATGATGCAGAAAATGTATGACAGTCGTGTAGTCTTTAAAAAGAAGATGATCAAAGCAAAGCAGGAGTATGAAAAAAATCCAACTGTTGAACTCACCAAAGAGATTGCCCGATGTAACAACATCCAAATGGCAAAGAAGATCTCTCTTAACTCTGCTTACGGTGCTATCGGTAATGAACACTTCCGTTATTATCGTCTCGCTAATGCCGAGGCAATCACTTTATCTGGACAAGTCTCAATCCGCTGGATTGAGAACAAGATGAATGATTATCTAAATAAACTACTCTCTACTGAGAAGGAGGATTATGTCATTGCATCTGACACTGACTCAATCTATCTTAACCTTGGACCTCTTGTTGATAAATTTCTTAGTGCTAAGTCTGGCGACAAAGCAGCAGTTGTATCTTTACTTGACAAGATCTGCCAAGAAAAACTGGAACCTTTTATTGAACGTTCATATCAAGAACTTGCGGATTACGTTTCGGCGTATGACCAGAAGATGAGTATGAAGCGTGAGAACATCGCTGATCGTGGCATCTGGACTGCGAAGAAGCGTTACATTCTTAACGTATGGGATAGTGAGGGAGTTAGATATAAAGAACCCAAGATGAAAATCATGGGTCTTGAAACTGCTAGGTCATCCACACCAGCATATTTTAGAGACAAGTTGTATGCAGCATTTAAGATTATTATCGGCAAGACAAATGATGAGCTTATCG